TCCCATTCGCTACACATAGTCATGTGGCAACCTAATCTCGCTCCGTACATGGCCCAGAGACCATTTTTTACATCAGCTCCAACATTCATCCATATCAACAGTCTCTGATAGTTTTGCCACCAAACAGATTTTATATCATCTGCCCTGGCTCCTCTATTTAGGCTCATCTTTACACCTTCTCGGAAACCAGCACGCCATGCTTGGAACGGCGATCCATTGATGTAGCTGGTAGAATAACATTCATTCATTTGGTAATATCTAGTATCAAAACAAAATTCAACAACACTTTCTGTATCTGATGGGTCTGCGTTTTCATGCGTCTTCATGCTGAGTACGAAATCTTTGGTCCAACATTTGAGTCCACCGTTACCGTAAACTAGTCCATTGATCACGTTGCGGCCGCACCAAGAAAACACAAAATCTTTGTTTTCTTCTGTTATCAATATGTCTTGTTGGTAAAATCTAGGATCTACTACATTGTCAGCATCGACGGTAACAAACCTATCAGTCTCGCTGAGATTAGCTGCTGCTTTGTGTGCAGCATCGCTGCCTTTTACTCCATGTATCCTCTTAGCCCATGGTATTATTTTCACAAGGTTAGCATAATTCTCTTCGGCATTTGGTTCATCATAGCTGATGAATATAGTATCAAGTTCATGCAATATCAGCTTCATTTTCTAAAATCCAGATGTAGGTATTTCTTAAAATATCTTATAGAATAAACATTAGATTTGGTTCCGTCATAATCACCAAACTCTACAACAGAAAACTCATCGTTTACTAGTTTTGACATTGGAATCTCTAATGTTTTATAAAGTATGTTAGGGTCGCCTGACGCTGTAACAAACATGACTATTTTCCTATCAGCTTCGGGCGTTCCGGCTGCTGCTGATCTCAGTTCCTTTGATAATCTCAGACGGAATTCTTTCTTTGCATTATCTTGTTCTATTAGTAGATCAAACTCATAGGATTTAGTAACCTTAGCTCTCGGTTTAATCTGTTCTTTCGGTATCCTGTGTATAAACTCATCTACTGCTGGTGTTTTATAAGGATTTACTATTTTTTTTATCGTCTTTTCTCCGTCTATCTCAACGACTGAATGGCTATGCATGCTTATATTGTGTTGATCAAAGTCGTCATTCTTTACCACTAAAACAGGCAAAGTATCATTTTCTTCATAATTCCTTATGTGCATTATCTTACCATTTTGGGGATCATAATAGATGTAATAATTAAAAGACTGATTCTTCAACGAATCTTCTAGCCTTTTCAATGTCTCAAATATATCTTCATCCATTATATTTTTCCTTATATAGATCTTCAAATGTGTATAGCATGTGTTCCATCATGAAGTTCTTGTCGGTGTAATGGAATATGCCGTGCTGTTGATAATTTCCTATCTTGAGATTCCCTCTTTCATTTAGATATATCCCGACATGTAGCGTCCAGTCATCTGAGGCATTTCTCCAGTTTTGTATCTTGGGTTTCATGTGTACAAAGTTTAGGTGATCAAATCCACTCGTCATCTCATCTTCTATACACATTATCTTAGCTGCTAACGCAAAAACTATGTCCATAGAGAGGAACTTTGGTCTATCGTTGATCAAAAACTTCTGGTAATATTCTCTCCAGTTCTTTGAGATGATCTCAACCAATTCCCAATATTCCCTTGCTTTTTCTGTCTTCTTAAAATAGGCAAAGGCACTATAGAAATTAGGCAATCGATTTGACACAAATGCTTTGCGATAATAATCACCGGTTACTATCTCATCTCTATATGTCCTAACACTGGTGGTAAAGCAGAGATCATGATTTTCTGCTAGATAATCCCACCAGTCGCTAACATCCGAGAGGAACAGCATATCAGAATCCAATATTACCGTCTCATCATATGGTGTCGCATGATACAGTTTCCATCTATTTTCTATCTTCCAAGTAGATTCCAATGCATCATCATACCAAGGTATCTCTATAACATAATCAAATACATCTCTATAGTGTTTAGGGACTGCATCAACTACATCAGTAACTAGTGAAACAGATGCTACTTTTGATTGTGTTACTTTTATGCTTAAAGCTAATACATATGCCAGCTTTAGGTAATCGTGATCTCCGTTGTTCTGTGCTAATATTAGGTATCCTCTAGTCATCTGCTATCGCTCCTACTAGCTCTTCTATATTCCTTCCGATGCTGTACTTGTTCATCACATGCATGTTATGACCGGATGTACGCACCATCGTGTACTGCCCTAGATTATCCTTCTTCTCAATCATAAAGAGGAAGTCTTTTCCGCTATCGACTCTCCAAAGCAGGTCTCTATCAGAAATATAATAGATGTCACAGGGCAATACCATAGGAGATACGGCGCTGCTAAATCCTCCTAATATATGTATTGCTATGCTAAAAACATAATCATTCCTCAGCAGAGGATTAGATATCCTATAAGTAAACCTGTAAAACTCGTAATTTTCCACTATGTGTTGGCACAGATTAAAGAATATCTCAGTCCATGCTGTCTTTTTAAAATAGAATATAGTTGCCCAATAGAAATCTATACCATAGTCGTTGACTCTCCTAAACTCATAACCATCTCTATCAGTGGCTAGATCATGATGTTTTGGATTTATCATAAAATCTGTATCGGTGTCCCATATAGACCTTAGGCGATTATTTGTTATCAGTAGGTCAGTATCTAAAACTAGAGTCTTATCGTATGGGGAAAGGTTGTAAGCTAATGTTCGGAATCCATTATTGAACTGTGCATTGTTGTAGGAGAGAGATCCATCATAGAATCTCTTGTCCTGCACGATCTTTTTAAGATCATCAGTCAATATGATTTTATCAAAAAACGCCTCCCGTTCAGGTTTGTTTTTTCGCAACCATCCTAACGATCCCGTATCTGTTACTAGAGATACCGGAACATCTAATTGCCGTTGCACATATCTTCCAGAAACATATGCTTGATTTATGTAGTCTATTTCTCTATTGTTATGTGCGAATAACAATACACCCTTAGTTTCATCCATTTACACGCCCAGTATCTTTGTCATAGATCTGCTGTTCTTCAGCTGGGTATATTTGTGGTAATAATCATTTGAGCTTTCTACGTAGATATCAAATATCTTTTCTAAGAAATCCGCCACATCTGATATCATATATGGTGTTTCTGAATCATCCATTATTACGATATCTTCAGTTAAACTTCTCTGTATTAGAGTTGATAAAAAATTGATGAGCTCACGATTTACGGTAAATCGACGACCGTCTTTATGATAGAGGCAGCTTTCCTTATATTCTTGCTTTAACAAATGCGATTGGTTGTTAAAAGTAACCATCATGTTAGCTGATTCTAATGCTAACTTCAGTCTCTCGTCCATACAGATCTCCAATATTGTTAAAAATAATTATACTATATCTCGATAAAGATCGCAAGTCTTGATTGTCAGCTTACATCGAAACTGTAGGATTATTCACTGTAGGAGCCGTTATGACCACATTAGAGCCTGTTGGACGCAGGCTGACTATCCTAGATGTGATCGTTCCATCTACAAAGTCACTATAGGCATTTGTGTGTGTATCTGAGAAAGTGACTGATAATATCAGCTGCGTGAGACCAGCATTCGTAGCAGCAGTTACAGTGTAGGAATTTGACGCATATCTAGATCCACCACTTTCCATATTGCCTGAATGTGTGTAAATCGTTTGGGCACTAGTGGTTAGATTGAACCACCCAATGCTGCTGCTAGCCGTTCCTGTGCCCGCAGAAGATGATGTACTATTATAGTTAAAAGAGATCGTACCCATATTAGACAGCAGATTAGTCCAATCTGCGTTCTGCGTAGTACTGCTGCCGCCGGTACGACTAGCAGTAAACTGTACCTTACCTCCTGCGATAAAGAACCAGCGTGCTGTATTAGCATCAGCGAAAGTCACTGTTATGTTATGCGATATAGAACTGTTGCCACTACCCCATGATGTAGTCCTAGTACCGGTAGAAAGTGTTTCTGTGCTAAACTGACCAGCTGCAATGTTGAATCTGTTAGTAAAAAGCGTTCCAACTATGCTAGAGAGAGTGGTAAAATCACTAGCCTGTATCTGTCTGTTATTAGCAGAACTGAAATTTGCGATAGCAGATGGTAGCGTCACTGTAGTACCTTGATGTGCTGCTATCTTTAGTATGTCAGTAGCAAGTGCTGCTATGTTACCACTTCCGCTGCTAGCTGTGACTACGGTTCCGGTCTGTGCGCTGCTACCTATGTGGCCAGCAGTAGCCTGCGTGCTAGTTACTGCCTGACCGTAACCAGAACCATAAGGAGTTCCAGATGAACCAACATAACCGGAACCTAGTATGGTAGCTACAGCAGTCTGTATCGCATTATAATCGCTTGCTCTTATCAGAGAACCAGTTGAAGCAGTCACCGCACACCTTTGTTTGATTTATTTATATGTGCGTAACCCATTAGATTGTAGGGATCGATACAGTCTGTGTCAGTACTAACTGGCCGCCGTTTCCGCCGCCTTTGCAGTCTCCGTAACATTCCACAGTATATGTAGTTCCGTCCCAAGTGGTAACTGCCCTAAATGCTAGATTGTCACGGCCCGCGGAATAGAAACTTATCCAGCCGCTGTCATGAGATGCTGCGAAAAAGTTTGCTGCGCTGACCATCTGATGCTTCATGACTCCGCTAACGGTTGTTGGGTTAGCAACTGTAGTATGTCCATTGGGGCTCCAATAGCCAGTATAACCCGGAGATGCTACTGTATAATCCGCTGCTGCACCGTTTATCGAGAAATACAAACCATTAGTTGGGTCAATTTCACAATATAGATCATTCCAACCGGTGCCATAGCAACCACCGAAATGGTACGAATACGGAGATATTATAAAGGATATAGTCGGTACCTGTGGGACTGGAGTGTGTACAGTAACGGTGCTAATAGCACTAGTAGATGAATTGTAATTTACATCACCACTATATGCTGCTGTAATGCTGTGTGCAGCTACTGATAATGCCGAAGTAGCAAAAGACACAGAACCATTACTCACAGAACCGGATCCTAAAGATGTTGTTCCATCGTAGAACACGACCGATCCAGTCGCTACGCTAGGTGTTATCGTAGCCGTGAACGTAACCGGAGTTCCTTGCTTCGGTGTTGTTAGAGATGCTGCCATTGTGGTAGAGGTAGTAGCCCTCGATATCACCACATTAGTTGCTGTGCTCGTTGCGGCTGCGTTGTTTGCATCACCATTATAGGTCGCTGTTATGTTATGTGTCCCAACAGATAATGTGCTAGTAGATATGCTTGCAGTACATATAGTTCCATTTCCTACTGTACCTGTAGCTATCGTTGTAGCACCATCTTTAAATGTGACTGTTCCGGTTGGTTGGTGATCTGTTCCAACGTAGGAAACAGTAGCCGTGAACGTTATAGCTGTACCATACGCTACGCTTGCATTCGAAGTCGCTATCGTTACAGAAGTAGTCTTAGGAGCTACTACTAGAGATATAGCATTGCTTGTTTGTGTTAGATAATTGTTATCGCCACTATAGACAGCAGTTATGTTGGTTTTGGTTCCACCATTAAAATTGCTAGTAGATAGCGTAGCTATTCCGGTTCCTGCCTGCACAGCTGCGGTACCAAGGTTCGTATTATCATCGTGATCGTAGAATGTTACTGAACCCGTAGCATCTGTTTCCCCTAGGGTCAGTGTTAGTGTTATGTTCGTACCCTGTGTGAAGCTGCTGCTAGATGCTGCTAGCAGTGCGGTGATAGATGACTTAGATACTGTCACTGTTACAGGAGAGCTAGTTGACGTCTTATAAGTAGTGTCACCTTGGTAAACGGCAGTAATGTTAGGATGTGGACCACCAGTTAGTGCGCTAGTAGTCAATCTAGCTACACCAGTTAACAAGGTTTGGTCACCAATATCAGTGCTTCCATCATAGAAGGAGACAGTACCTGTTGCTGCACTCGGAGTCATGGTAGCCGTTAGGGTTATCGATGTTCCATATGAAGGTGTAGAGGAAGACGAAGCTAGAGACACCGACGAGCTCAACTGTGCTACGCTTACTACTGTGGGTAGGCTAGAGCTAATATTATACGTACCATCACCGCTATATACAGCTATTATCGAATGTGATCCAGCAGGCACTGAATTATATGTATAGGTTGCAACTCCACCGGTGATCGTAGCTGGGGAACCTATCGTTGAACCATTGTCCTTGAATGTGATCGTTCCTGTAGCATAGGATGGGTTTACCGTTGCTGTTAGTGTTGTGCTTGCTCCCGGAGATAGAGAAGAAGGTGAAGCAGCTAGTGTCAATGACGTAGCTACCTTGCTAGGAACAGTTCCGGTATCTAGCGTTACAGTGTTTACTCCAGTTGGACCTACAACAGACACATTAGCACCCGATGGTCTAGTTATGAATATATTTGAAGACAGTGTTCCGTCAACTATGTCCGATCCACCTGTATGTGTGTCTGAGAAATAAACAGTCACATAAAGTATCTTGCCGGTTCCTGTGCCGTTATTAGTAACGTCACAGCTCATGTTTATATGATAATCGTTGCTAGCATAGACACCGCCGCCCGATTCACCACCGTTGCCTGATTTCTTGTATACTGTCTGTGGTGTTGATGTTAGCTGATACCATCCAATGCTGCTGTTCTGTCCAGAAACAGCAGTGCAGCTATTATAATTGAATATAACCGAATTAGAACCAGAAAACGCTGACAATATATCGGACCAGTCGGTATTCTGTGGGCTAGTAGATCCGCCAGTGCGGCTAGCTTTGAAATTTATAGTTCCGCCAGCATTGAAAAAGTATCTAGCAGAATTTGAATCAGGAAATGTTAGGGTAAAGGCATGCGTAACTACTGGTACTGCTGGATTTCCCCAACTGGCCGTCCTCGTGCTAGATATGTCTGGAGTTAGCGTTTCTTGGCTACTTTGTGCGCTAACATATCTGTTGCTGGTTATCACAGGGATCACATTAGCAAATACGTTTACATCAGCAGTATCTATCTCTTTGTTTAGGGTTATCGACGGCAAGCCGATAACAGTCGGATCAGTAGAGGTACCTTGGTGTCCTGCTATCTTTAGTATATCCGTCTTTAGATTAGCCCATTCAGTGTGAGTTATAAGATTGCCGCTCGATACTGGTGCGCTAGTTACTCCTTGTCCATATCCATAGGTTGGGTCTGAACTGGTATTACCTAATATATTTGAAACCGAAGACTGTAAGCTATTATAGTCGGTCGCTGCTATCTGTGATCCAAGAGTTACTGTCATCTGATCCCCATCTCATTAAACAACTGCGAACACTGTGCCAGATCCGTCATAGTCTTCGATGCTCTTACCTATGATAGAAGCAGAAGGTACTTGTCTAGGATCTTCCGCTGCCATAGCATATCCAGGAGTAGACGATGTTACTAGGACATCGCCTTTTTTCACTGATCCTACAACTTTTACTGGTACTTTGCCTCGTAGTGCTATCGCTATACCATCCGAATCGTCATTCATTAGATATGCAGGAGCAGTAGAAACGACTCCCGCAACCCTAGTGTCATATTCGTCGCTAGTAGTAGTTACTTCAAACTCACCGCCAAACACAACAACAGTTCCGGGTTCATAAGATGAATCTGCCTCATATCGTTCTGCTAAGTCAGCATATCTAGCCTTAGTTGATGTAGCTGTAATAATATTAGCTACGAAATTACCGCTCGAATCTCTAGCAACTATCGTATTTACTGTACCTTGATCAGTAGCTGCTACATAGTTAGAAGCATGGCTTCCGTCATAGTTATAGAGGAGAGTGTTAGCACTAGCTGCTGATCCTCCTGTTATAGTACCACCGGAAGATAATACTATATTATCAACGTTCAGTGTATCAACGTTGGCTGTTTGAACCCATAAATTGTTCCATTCAAAGGTTGCAGAACCTATATCAAATGCATCTGTTACACCTGGGAACACGCCGGTATTATTGAGAACCAATGGCTCATAAAGCGTGCTGCTATTAGTTACTTTAAATGCTAGAGAATTTGATACTGTGTTTTCAATGGTTCCTAGATTAGAACTGGTTGTATCTATAAAGATCTTTATATCACCATTGTCACCAATAGTAACACCAGCGTTTTTAAATGTAGCAGAACCTGGAAATGTAGTTATATTTGTTAAAGCGTTTGACTGTAGATATTGTGCGGCAGCTATACCACCTAGATTATCACTGTTTGTAGCTGTACCTTGGAATCTAAAGCTGCTAGTAGTAGCTCCGCTAGATGAATTCACTAGGGTTATACCTTGCTGTATGAAGCTAAACCCGTTGCTAGCCAGCGTTTCTGTACTGTTTAAGGTAAACCCAGTATCGCTACTGACTACAAAAACCGTTACCCCGTTTACTACACCTCGCACTATAGCGTGGGCGACTGGGGTAGGTGAAGAATTATCGAGGACACTAACACTTACTAAATCTGTTTGGCCTTGACCAGCAACTGCCTGAGGACCTATCAGATATGACTGCCCAGTTGAAGCATTATAAGCAAATAGCTGATTAGTTGAGTCGTTGTACCAAAAATCACCGGTTGTCAATCCTGAAGGTTGGCTAGTAGCCACTTCCGAGCCACCTGTAGTCCTCCAGTGTGCTACTCCATTAGTTACCGTATCACAAAATTTGAGCTTCTTATTAGCACTATCATACCAGATCTGTCCAACCTGTGGTTTTGCTGGGCCGCCGGCGCTGGCAAAGTTTTCCAGCAAGTAGACGAAATTATCGTTCTGTATGGCGCCATATCCGGCATAATTCTTACCTATTAGTACTAGATCTGTTGTTTGATCAGCCGAACCGTCTGGTATTGATACCAACGACGTTCCGTTGAAATGATTTATCTGATATGGCATTCTATAGGCTCCTAAGTCATAATCTTATAGATATTTATCATACGTGGCTTGTTAGGGTGCTCTGGTATGCCCAGGCGCCGCTAACTATCTCAAATTCCTTCAATGCTCTCGTTATCGTTATCACGCCAGGTAAGTAATAGGTAAACGTAGCACCTGTAGTAGTAGATCCCGTTAGGGCTGCAACAGTTCCACCGTAGGTAGTAGACAATCCCGATGCAGTGGTGGTAGGAGTGCCCGCGACATAGTATGTTAAACTAGCACCACTAGCAATACTGCTGATCGCAGTACCACCGATAGTTAGTGTTCCGGTTATCGCAGTTCCGGAAGAAGTCCTAGTAATCACCACTGTTGTACCTATCGGAAGAGCGATATTAGTCGCAGTATATGATATAGTGCTAGAAGTTGCATAGACTACCGAAGAAAGTGTTCCGCTAGTATAAGTCATCGTCTGCTGATGAACATAAGCTAGTTTGTTGTTAGCTGAGGTTGATGCTGGGTATATATCACCTAAAAGTGTAGCTATGCTGGTATTGCTCAGCGGCACTATGTTAGTATCAGTTACAGCTACAGAAAGAGGAGCTGTAAGTGCTGCTGTATCTACATAGTATTTGGTTGCAGCATCTTGTGTGCTAGTGGGGTTAGCCAACCCGGTTATCTTCTTGCTGCCAACGATGGCTATGTTTCCAGTTCCGTTTGGACTTAGCTGTAGATCTTGATTAGTAGTAGTAGTACTGATCACATTAGTCGATATCTGTATCGTTCCAGCTGTTATAGAAGTCTGTGGACCAAAACTGGTCAATCCCGGAGCACTAGTAACCGATGAAGCTAATGCAGTAGCGGTTAGTATCGCTACTCCGTTGATGTTAAAAGATTTTCCAGATGCTAGATTGACGCTCTGAGATACATCAAATGCCGTAGTAGTATTGTTATAAGTTATGGTCTTGTTAGTTGTACCCATTATCGTGATGCCTGCACCGTCGGCGAGAGCATCTGTCGGACTAGCACTATAAGCTAACTGTATGTTTTTATCTTCTACGATGAGGTTCGTAGCATTGACATTTAGATTAGTGCCTTCTACTGTTAGGTTACCACGTATCCTCAGATCTCCTGCAACGTCAACTGTCTGTGTCGGAGATGTAGTATAGAACCCAACACGATTGTTTGTAGCGTCTACATATATTGGATTGAATGTTCCCACACCGGTGGTTGTCTGGAACACTATGTTGCCATTGCTAGTATTGTTTGCTATCACGAACGCTGTTCCAGGAGTAGGAACAGATAAGCTAGCAGAAGCTCGTGCTTGTATGACTAGTCCTTGTCCAGTGAGATTCTGTATTGTCAGCTTACCAGTAGTTGACGAATCTGCATCGCTCCTCAGGAACTGAGATGATGTCAATCCGTTTAATGCTAAGGAATTCGTGACGTTTGTGTTAAAATTAAAGTTGATCGAATTGTTTGAATTAAATCCCTGACCTATAGTAGGAAATCCCGTTATAGCAGTCTTAGGAGTAAACTCAGCAGATGAAAATATTCCCAGCAGGGTTGAATTTACATAAAGGAATAAAACATTCCTGTAGTTACCGTTAGAATCTAATATAGTCTCTGCTTTTGTTCCAGTTATTCCCTGGCTCTTACCCCACATAGGACCGATTAGTATCGGATTTAATCCATCAAACACATAAAACTGTTGTTCATTATTATCATACCACGTATCGCCAGCAGTAAGAGTGAGAGGTTCGGAAGCACTTATTACTGTGCCGGCGACTGATTTCCATCCAGATGACGAATATACTTTCAATCTATCTTCACCACTTGTTGTATCAAACCAAAGCTGTCCAGTTATAGGACGAGAAGGCTCAGAAGTGTTAGCAAAATTTTCCAATAGATAGACCAAATCTTGGTTTATCATCTGGCCAAAACCGCTGTAATTCCTACCTATCAGGGTTAAATCTGTAGTATCATCTACAGTACCATCTATCATCGTAGTAAGTATCGTTCCATTGGTTTTATTGATCGTGTATGACATCTTATGCTATCTTTCCTACGTATATGATGTAATTGATCGTCAAATATGGATTCATTATATTGAACGCCTGCCCGTGCGATGCAGAATCAACACCAGATGTATAATTGTAAAATTGTGTTCCATTAGCAACGGTTCCGCCAGGTTCTCTGTTTCCAGTGACATCTGCAGAAGTTGGATTAGGATTTACTACACTAAACTGAGTACCTTGGTCGTTCGTTAGTGTATGCCTATGGTCTGGTAGATTGCTTGTAGTTAGTGTGGTTTGTTCTAAACCAGCAGCATTTCCTAATGTGATAGCTGTAGATCCTGTGGCCCTATTTACTGCTGTTGGGTCTATCGGCGTAGATGTCATGTTAGATATAGAGTTTGCCATGCTGAGATTACCAAGAGCAAAACGTCCTCTAAGATCTGGTAGATAAAAAGTACCCGAACCCGGAGAAGGGGTTCCATATATGTTTCCTAATACAGCATAGAGGTCCGGATATATCTGCTGTGGTACTTGGCTACCATCGCACAATAGATATCCTGTAGGAGTACTCGCTACAGCGCCTGCATAAGGAAAAATAGTTCCCGGTTGTACTAGTCCTAGACTGCTTACAAAAGTATCTTTCCTCATACTATATAAACCAGGTGTCCTAATGTTAGTGTTTTGGCTATAGATGAGGAGGATATCGCTGTCATCTGTTAGAGAAGTGAGCTGTTTTGAAGTCACAAAAGCCGGATTTAAAACAGTATTAAACGTCTGAGTAGAAATAGTGCTGCTACCATTGAAGCTAAATCCTGTTGAATCTATAACGTCACCTGCTATCTTAAACGTAGTACTGTGTGCTAGCTGTATAGCTGTTCCTGCTGTGCCAGATACGTTGCCTGTAACATTTCCTGTTATCGTGCCAGTGACATTGACATTTCCGCCAACATTTAAATCCTTGGCTATACCCGCACCGCCTGCTGTTATCAAGGATCCTGTTATCGAACTAGTGCTATTGGTATTGCTAGCGATAGATAATGCACCGTTCGCATTGATGTTTCCTGCTATACCAACTCCTCCAGCTACTACCAATGCGCCGTTAGTATATGCTGTGCTAGCAGTGGTGCTGTTAGCATTTAGTACTCCGCCCAGCGTAAGTTGGCCGCTTATGTTTGCTGTTCCACCAACATCTAGGTTAGCAGTTGGTGTTGTTTGGTTTATACCTACATAAGGTGCGTGTGCAGTACCAGCAGTGCCATCTATGCGTATTACCGTAGTTTGCACACCGCCATGATTTAGTTTGAGATCGAGGGCAGAATCTTGATATGAATGGTATACATATCCCCTGCCAGTATTATCAACTTGTATCCTTATCTGTCCATTAGATCCTACTATTAGTCCACCATCCGAACGCACCGATATCGAACCAGTAATAATCCCATCTTGATCATTCCTAACAAAGGTGCTTCCAGCTACAGATTTTCCATTTATCAAAATAGATTCTGCTTTTTCGGACACTCCCCAGAATTTAGTAGTAACATTATTTTTAGAATCATACAATACTGCTAGATTCAGTCCGGGATTGATCTTGCTAAATCCAGAAATGTTAGTTTTTAGAGAGAATGAATCAAAACTGTATATAGAAACAACAGCATCATTTATAAAGGTCTGCAATACGATGTGGGAATTATCAGTCGCATCTAATAATACAGCAGCTTGGACACCTGTCCTAGTTCCTGAACTAAAGTTTGGTCCAACAAGCACCCAAACAGATCCAGAATACAGATATAATTGTTGATTTAGAGTGTCAACATAGAGGTCACCCATTATTCCACCAACAGTACCTGGTGTCGGTTGACCGATTCCTTTTTTAACTGATCCTGCTGATTTCCATGTTTGCCCGTCATATACCTTTAATTCATTCACAGAAGAGGTAGTATCATACCACAACTGTCCTTTAACTGGTTGTCCTCCGACTGTTTGATCAGGAGGAGATGAAGCTGCAAAATTTTCTAATAAATGCAGAAAGTTTTCACCGATCGATTCTGCATACCCCCTCTGATTCCTACCAGTAAATGTTAGGTTAGTCTGTTGATTGAGAGAATTATCGTTTACTGTTATGGCAGTATTGTTCTCTGTATCTGTGAAATTTATATTATAAGAATTCGTTGCCATTATCCGTTAAATCCCGATAAGCTCTGTACCCTAACAGTATAATCTATCTGTACTAACCTATTTAGGCTTTTCTGTACTGGATGGAAAATAACATGTGTCAACAATTTTCCTGTTCCTGTTGAGTCATAACCGCGCAATCCTAACTCATCAAATGTTGCTACATCGTTTATGCTAGTAACATTGTCAAATGCGGCTTGGTCCGGAACATCACCATAATCTAACAAGCAGGTAACAACGATATCGCTGTAGGTCGTTCCTGTCAGGTGCTTTACTTCGATATAATTCCTAGTTGGATCTGTGTTAGAAACACTGTTACCATCTACTACTTTAGAATAGGTTTCATTATAGAGAGTGCTGTTAGTTCCTACAGTATTTGGAGTCAAATATGTGATGATTCCAGTAGGATCAACATTAGTTCCGCCATTTCCAAATGCCATCTCATATATAAATCCCTGACCAGAATTAGCTAGATTTTCTGCTAGAGCAACGCTCATATTTTCGTAATGGATAGCGTTCCTCTTATTGATGTAGACTTCTCCAGATATTGGATCATAGATCTTTATGTGTCCCTCAACATGGAATGAACCTTGCTCATCTGGCTTATCTCTCATCTTTTCATCCTGTGATTTATCTTTTTTAGTATCTTCAGTCATCTTCTAACTCACTTTATTTATTTAGGTAAACTCACCGTAGCTGAGGTTAAGAACTTCGCTATGTCTGATTTGCTATAGACTAGTGCTGTATTTTCATTTATATCTTGCCATAATTTACCAGTCTTGTACACTATTACTACTATCTCCCCAGCTGCTGGGATAGAAGTGATAGTGACTCCTTGATCAATGCCGTTTACTGAAAACTCAGCTTCTATAGTCCTGTCAGCTAGTCCTCTGTAACTATCCTGACCTAGAGATTGATCATAGACAGTTACAGGAACTTTACATAACCTCTGTCCTGCTACAAATACCTCGAGCTGATCATTCTGTCCGTATTGGTTAGATATAGTGCTCCTATACCAATTAGAAACATATAGACTAGCATTTGACAGATTGTTTGTTATAGATTTGCTCAATTTCAATGTGCTACCTATTATAGAAACTATCTTAGTTCCATCTTGTATTCCGTTTGCTTCTCTTACAAACATACCTACTGATAGGTTAGTAGTGTCAGTGACTGTTATAAAGGTATTTCCGTTGGTCCCATTAGCTACTATTTCGTATGAAACACTGGCTGTGTTCAGTGTGGGTACAAAATCAAGCCCAAAGAAGTTAGTAGTTCCATCACCATAATACGTGTATTTTCTTTCGTTATCGGTATATGGAACTGTTTCCATCACACCTATATCTCTAACAAGAGTACCGGCAGCAACCGAACTGTTTATTCCTGTCCCAAGAGTACCTCTCCTTATCTGTCCAAGGACGTTACCTGTCATCGTGAAATATTCTATCCTCTCATTGTCTATTTCTATGACTCCTGGAAGGTTTAGAGAAGGATTTGGCATTTCTAGATTGTTTGCGTTCTCTACGGTTATCGTGGTATCATAGTATGCGAGATCAGCTGCAAGTACGGTAGATTTAGCATCATCCAATCTCTTGTATATCATCCTATTAGTCATATCTTTGAATTGTTTAAATCCAAAACTAGGAGTTACTACCTGAGGATTGAAAGAAATTATCTCAACATAATCATCACCTTTTAACGAATCAGGTAACAACAGTTTGATTTGAGATCTATTGTCTAATACAATATAGTCAAAATTTGGTTTCAGCAGCGTCCTATTTAGAGATACAAAAATTCCAGCTATATCATCTACTTCTCTAGGTAGATCAAATATACTACTAGCATTTACTATTGAGCTCTGCGTATCAAATCCTATCGCATCATACGAACTAGCATCAAACCCAACATTAAAGAAGAATCCTTCCTCTACTGATCTTATCTTCAAGATATTATGATTAGTAAAAGTTGTTATATTTAGATAGTTCTTGTTTCTAGTAGAATATCCATTTCCTAAAACTAGCTGATCACCGATTATCCTATAATCAGCAAATACATAAAGTGCTATTACTATGTCGTCTCCAAATGCAACACTAGAAGGATTCATTGTTATTTCGTTCTGTGTTCCGTTTACTACATAATCTACAGATGTTGTTAGTTTGATACCATTTTTATATACATCAACGTCCGAAGGAGACAGTGCGTGGCCACTATATCTAGGATCAACTATAACGAAAGCATTACCATCATATGCGAAACTCTTGCATTCTGGTGCCTGCAAGAAATCAGAATCTGCACAGACAAATACCATGATTTCTAGGGGGCCGTTATCTGCTGGCATCGGATTTATCGTGTAAGATGACTGCCCTTGTACTATTGGTATCTGCTGCTGGTTGACTTGGCTCCATTTCTGAGTAGACCCTTGGAAGATCATTATTTGTATGACAGAATTTACGCTAACAGCTTCTGGTAATCTCACAATCACGTCCCCAGCAACACCATGTGTGATATCGCTTTCAATTATCATATAATCTATAGGCATACCGTCAACGGTAACAAATGCCGTTATATCTAATATACCGTTTGTCTTTGAATAACGGGCTGCTGTCATATAATCAGTAGTGTTTCCATCACCTATATAAATTTCTTTATCGAGTATATCGTAACCCGCTGTGTCGATAGTCATTATGCTTATCTTGGCATTTGGTAGCGGAGCAGAAGGCATGATTATCTTTGAATTTAGATGATCAATCGTGGCTGTTACAAATGATTTGTCAACTATGACTATCACGCCCGCGTCGGTTCCCGGAACAGAATTTATAGGATATACAGTAGTTGATCCATCTCCGATGTAGCTGTTTATGTTTATCTTCGGACCACCAGATGATGGTGTATGATAAACTTTTATATCAACGGAATCTACTACTTGACCTTGTACTAGCTCTTCTGGTCCGTGGCTAGTGTCTGTAGTATTGAACCAATCTCCATCTATCACTATATCATCTGCATTTATACCTTTGGCGGTAGAATATCCTAAATCACCACCAGATATGAATGAATCGACTGCGCTTAGATCAGTCGGTAATATACTACCATCACTAGTGCTCTTGCGGAAGGTTATCAAATCTCCAGGCGACAATGATATCGTGCTTGGTACATTTATAGTATCAGTGACTCCGTCCCCTATGATCGACTTCATCATCGCATCCGCATTAGTAATAGTTGCTTGTGTTCCGTAATTAGGATCATCTATCCTAACGCCATTTAGATAGACATTTATCACATCATTTAGTGCAGGAGTAAATCCTAAAGTAAAGACTGTCGCAAACGTAACTGTTCCAGAAACTGTTCCAGAATTAGCTGCGGTTAGTGTCAGCACATTTCCATTCCTACCACCTGTCGCTATCCTAGCAAAAGTGTTTATTCCATGTCCAAAAACTGCCATACCGTCTGTTAAACCGCTAGCAGAAGAAACAGTTATAGTATACTGGCTATTTGATCCGGTAGCTGTTATATGCGATGAAGATCCGCTGAGCTCTGAAACCAGTGACACCGAGTCGTCATTGCTGTTGGGTACGTTATCCCAGGAACTGCTACCCCACGGTGTAACGTCCCATCCTCCCGATATCTCAAAATCTAAGCTGCTGATCTGCACGCCACCATAATCAACCCCTGTCATCAGTAATCCTAGATCTTTGCCGTAACGACCGCTGGTCGGATTATAGGCATAATCTATGCGATCAGCTGCCGAATACAGTCTTATATTCTTATCATAGGTTATTATTATGTTGCTAACATTAGACGATGCTGGTGAAGCAGGAGGTACAGCAAAGGTAATATAACCTTCTAGTGCTGTATATGTGTCATGCAGGGTTTCTACGATAGATATGCTAAACTGGTTGCCGTACAGTACTAGATCGTCAACTACTACATAAAATTTAGATTTTTCTACTTCGGGAGCATACGTGAGTTTCCATTTGACTGTGCTTCCGTCGCCACTAAACATATCTGTAAATTTGAAAGAACTGACTTCATAAGCTGGAGAATATCTGTCAAACTTCATCCCAATCAGATTAGTCCTCACTAAACCGTCGCCTATTATCGCATATGCTTTGGCCCTATCGGCATCTATATCTCCATTTCCTCCGCTTATATAGATATTAGGTGCTGATATAAAACCGACCCCCGGATCATCTATCACTATCTTATAAACAGATCCCTGTGCGATATAAGCAGAAGCTTTTGCGCCTGTTCCGCCGCCGCCCGATATGATAACCTGAGGTTGAGATGCGTAATTTTTACCTCCGGTTTTTATTACTATGTCAACTAACTTATAGATATTATTATCTAACCAATTCTTCCACGGATACGAATTGACTATCGACGATTCTGTCGTTATCTGATCAACTGTACCAGTATCATTATTATAATAAGGCTGTAAGTCAAAATCGCTGACTACTTGATTAGCAAAATCTAGAGGCTGATCTTTCTGCCCATATGTGCTAACAAATTCCCTTATCTTGCTCTTATAGGGCTTCACTTCTTCTATATAAGACTGATAGCTATCTAACACATCGCTCTGCGATACTGGTCTCTGATTTAACGATCCTACCACATGATTTATCTTTAAGAAGCTGGTCTTAAACGCCCAATCAACATAATGCTGTTCGCTAAAAACATAATAGATGCTATTAAAGAAAGAACGTATATATTCGATCCTCAGATCATTTATCAGTATATCGTCACGTATTGCTGTTAGTATTATCCTAAGTTCAGTAGTGGCTGACTGGTCAAATAATCCTGTATCAAAACTAGAAATATTATCAAATCCGCTTCCCTGTTTGGGATCATAGAGCATCGAAGAAAACTGTATAGTTGCATCCTGCTTGCCTACTACCTGATAGTCGTTCGTAAAATCCGAACTGTTGGTTTGGTTTACCCTCTGCAATAACAGCCATTTTCCATAACCAGCATCTTTTATCTTTACTATCTCACCTATTTTAGCTCCTAAACCATTGAGATCATATGTAGAATTGATCAAGAAACTTATATCTGATTCTAGACCATATCCCTGTTCATACCAATCTGCGAGATTCCAATATCTTGTAACATCATATGATTGCGTATGGGAGCGTATCCATTCATTCCTGTTTGAATTCCACGTCTGCACGCTCCATCCGCCGTTTGCATCGGAGTCGCTATTGATCAAGACAGCATATGGCCTAACAGTTACTTGTGTTAGATTATCATCGTAATCGTTACCCGGTTTAACTATTATAGCCTCTATAACTTTTCCTTGACTGTTTATAACTGTCTGTATCTTAGCACCGGTGCCTGTACCAGTGATAGTAACATTTGGACCGTACCAGCTTATAGGATTTCCATATTCGTCATCAGCATAGGGTTTATTCCTGCCATAACCGTATCCCGAATCTACTATAGATATGCCAACAAACTTACCGTCAACTATCGTTGCAGCAAGCACTGCCTGCGATATCTGCGCGGTTCCTATGAAATTCAGCTGGTAGATGACATCAATCTTCGTATCAATGTCTCCAGAAAGGATGCTAGGTGGAGGATCTTTTAAATCTAGATTTTTGAAACTGATGCTATCAACAACTGGGTTTATCAACAGTATAGAATTTACATATTCTATCAGCTGCTTTAGGGCTTCAAACCTGTTAGAGAACCAAGATTGTCTAGGTGAATTAGCTGTACCTAATCTCTGCTTTGCACTCAATCTTATATCCGGAACTGCGTAACCATTTACAGTGCTGCCAACTAGACTATCGAACCATTTTATTTCTAGATTCTTGGGGATTTTAGCATATGGATCATCTTTAGCTATTAGAGCAAATTCTCTATGTAACATTAAATCTGTGTTATCAATCGTATAAAATTGCAGATTTAGAGCAACATCAGATTCAACTAGCTTATTCTTTATATTTGTTAGCGAGAGACTATTCTGTCCAGTTATTGCCACAAATTGATAACCATAAGATATAGGATCAAGTATTAAATTAGTTACATCATTTACACTTATGTTCCTAAATGATACATTAGGAACTATCACTTTATTTTTAACCCAGAAATAGTATAGGGTAGTTTGTATTCCGCTTATCTTATCATATTTGTACTTTGAACTATATGTAAAATCATCTGAAAACTTCGGTGTACCGCTTATTCCCTGCGACAATCCATCTGCTGTATCGGCTAGTTTAGTGTAAACGCTGGGCAGATAAGATGATTCTACCCATTCATATACGTCAACACTAGATCCCGGAAATATCCTCCCCCAATTATTAGTCCTGTATGAACTATCACCTTGTTCATACCACATAAATTTAACTGTGGATAGATCCCACCAAACTTCACCAACATGATCATCAGTCCATATTTCACTAGTATCTATCGCTCTATCTGTTACATCTGAATACTGATATATCGCTGGATCATAATAGGTCTGATAGGTTATCTCTTGATCAGCTGTTCCGGGAATACGACCTTTAGCTGGATCTAAGAAATCCAGGGTTTCTATCATGGAATTCTTTTCTGTGTTATAAATGAATGATTTTTTAAACTTAGATATGTCAACCATCTGCGATTCTGTTGCTATCGTGTTCCAGCTTGGTACAGAATAACTAAAGACAAATACCATTCCGAAAGTATAACTTCCAGATGCTCGCCCCGAAGAACCTACAGAAATGCAATCATTTGATACAGATATAGCCGAACCAAAATTATCGCTCGATGATAGTAGCTGATCCGAATTGAGCCTATCTCCGTATATAAAATCATTAGCTATCCTATTATAGACATATACTGCTCCAGCATATAATGTCTTGTCATAGAATCTAGTAGAACTGTTATCAAATGTAGTAGCAGACTTATTAGCTGTGCTGCTGGGATCTAGTGTATAATCTCTAGGTGAGGATTGCGTAAAAACTAATCTCTTTGAATATACATCAAACGTTGTATCAAATATACTGTCTCCACCGATAGACGAGATAGCTAATATGTTTCCGTTGGGGTTTATAGAAATCTTGGTTCCAAACCTCTCATTATCTGAGATAACAGGTGGAGATATCATCTGCCTTAGCCTGTAGTCCGGCGAGGCATCAGTAGTGTCAAACACGTAGACTGCACCTAGATTGCTTGCTCCGTTGTCGTTGTTTGGTGATCCTACTAACAGTATATCGTCTCTCACTATCAGGCTGTACCCAAAGAGATCATTTGCTTTGAGATAGCTTACACTACCTAATAGATTATCTGCTGTAACAGTTGATATAGTGTTACTGTCTATCACCTGCATTAGGAAGAATAAAAGTCCTACTCTCTTGAAAACAAATACAGATCCATCTCCTAGGAACGGAGCACTGACTATTACTTTATCAACTGTGCTAGTGCAGTCAATTTCATATCCATACATTCCGCCTGTCTGTGAGAAAGGATTGAACGAACCACTAGGGTTCGTTGTTATCGAATAGCCGAAATTTAGATAATCCTGCGAGCCATTACTCCAAACACCTGCCGTATTTTTAAATATCTGTACAGCTCCTTGGTCGTTATTGTAGTGCCTATTAGCTACAAACAGCCAAGTGTTCACACCATCACTACCGATCTTTACTTTGCTGCCAAATCTTTCATTACTAACAGGCGATTTTGATGCTATTGATATCACTCTTTCATAAATTAGGTTATATGTGTCATAGGTGTAAACATGTACTACACCTTGCTTAGATAATCCGCTAGGCGTTCCAACAGCACTTCCTATATTGAGCCCATTAGAAGTTGTAGTTAGGAGGTTGCTAGAATTAGGGGCACTTACTACTAGCATAGATCCATCATAATTGACATCTATGCTAGTTCCAAACTGTTCGTTACCTGCCGGTGATATAACATCAACAGGCATAGGTATCAGCTGTTTCAATGTCCAATTTCCAACGCTTGGTTTATTGTAAACAAATACCTTTCCGCTAGCATTGTTTATGGCTCCAACAAACATCATCTTGCCGTCACCGCTTATCTTCACTTCATATCCATACTGTTGGTTGTTTGAAGATGATATTGCAGCTGGAGTCAAACTGCTTGTTGTGAATGCATCTGAGTTTTCCAATACCGCCCATTTACCTGTCGAGTCATCATCTAACCATATGGTTTCACCGCGTATATTAGTATTATTGTAACGCCTCAGAGAAATCGCCGATTCGTTCTTATATCTAACAGATTCAAGCTTGAACAGCAGTCCGCTAGTTGTCGTCTCTGGTAGCTTATAGACATTGCTATTATATGTGAAAACTTCTATTATGTTGTTATAGGTGTTCAGGACAGTATATAAGCCGTCTAGTACTCCCAAGTTAGTAATAGCGATTATGTCATTTATTGCTATGTTCGTAGGTATCTGGCTGCAGACTAGAGCTATAGTGTTTATAGATATAGACCAGTTGGTTATGACTATTCCTGTAGCTAGATACTCAAAGACATTCCAATCATTGTTTGGTGTGTACCCTACCCATATCTTATCTTTCTCTCTCAAAAGCGTAAGATCATAGTTTAATAACGTAGAATAATCATATACTATATGATCAACTTGTTCTTCTTTGACGTAGCCGGCTACACTATATTTGAATATCCCATAGTCATTGAGAGAAGTATCTATAGTAGCCATGCTAAACGGATTGCTATCATAGCTGCTGGGTTTTATCGCTATCATGTTAGCCGTAATATTGTATATAGAAAGATCATTAAACTCTGTAGAAGTAGTCGTTAGAACGATGTTCTGTGGATTTGATCTGACCTTAGTCTCGTCTAATGATATCTCTATCTCAGAATAAGCATCAGATGCACCATAGTCTCCTACCTTGAACGCCCATTCTTCCATGACGTCTATACTGCTATAACCGGCTCCTCGCAGTGCATTAAACAGCTTAGAAATGCTGTTCATGGTTCCTTTTTCTTTGATATATCCTAGATAGAACTTATACTGCGAAACGCTATCGATGATTATATCATCGAGGTAAGTCCTATCTTGATATCCGACCAAGTGCCTCGCTAGATTCTGCTGGTTTTCGTCATATATACTGGCATCTAGATTATAAAAATCTCGGAACTGCTCTGTCTGATAATCAAAATTAGGTATCAATTTAGGTGTCGGAGCTGTGGTTAGCTGCCTCCAATAGTTATAATCAAAAGTCGAAGAACCTACTACATTAGACAATGCAGTAAAATAATAACCTTTGTAGTTTACAACATCCCCTATGTTGTAATCTGTGTTAGGTTGCCAATTCTGTACCAAAGCTTCATCATAAACAAACCCCGGACTAGTAAACCCTCCATCCCACATGGTTGTTTTAAATCCTACTAGCCTAACGCGACCTTGCCTGTATCCAGGAACGACATCATATACTACGTCATTAAACTGAGAAATATTATCCAACAACAATACATGTTCTTTGTAAACAAGCGTGGCCCTGACAAAAAATACCCCATCGTTATTCTGAGACAATGGCTTTATTATGAAACCTCCATTGTTTCGATATATGTTTGTCTGGTTAGATCTTATAGGTGATCCATCTGCCCTGAATATACTATAGTTATAAAAGTCAGATGTTAGGTCATCTGCTACAGCATTTATCTTAGGGGTAAAGTTTACTCCACCTGCAGATGGACTAAGTGTTATGACTGATCCTTCGGACCATCTCTGTATCGACCAAAACATAAATTCTTTAGCACTCGTGTTCCAGTCTAAAGGAACCTCAAGTTCTTGACTATAATCATCGAACGAGAATCCCCAATCTTTTAATCTCTCTTGGTATGATAACAAGAAATCTACCACAGATTGCACATCTAAGAAAAGTGTACCGTAGTTTATCCGTGTTGGTGTTTTCACAAATTTAGTTCTTAGCACGGCAGTCACGCCGCCAACTAAAGGCAAGCTAGACAGTGGTGCCCATTTCTTTATATCTGTATTGAAATCCGTCGAAGCTGTGTTGCCAACGATAGCTCTATAATATCTTTCTGAGACTTTTATTATCTGGCCTACAGTATAATAACTACCCGGTGTCCATTCATAAAACTGTTCTGAAACTCCACCAATGTTGATGCTAGGATCTGCTTGGCTCACCCTAGCAGGATATATTTCAAAATAACTCTTCTCGCTATCATATCCTCTTACAGTAAATCCATTGCTTTTCTTTTCTACCACAACTCCGCTGTAGGTTACAGTATCAACTGGAACACTTTTATTGTAGAATACCTGATAATTTTCTGAAGGGAGATATATGCTACCACTAGCATTAGGACTGCGGCTATCAAGCAATACTTTGATCTTATCTTTGCTAGTGAAACCTCCCATCCTGTGTGACAGCTTTGGTTGTATATTTGATAGATAGTTCTTGTACTGATCTATGTTTACTCCCTTTTCACTGCCTACATATTCGTCGATGATGTTAGCTATTCCACAGGTAAAGGTCCTAGGAACGTTTGGACTAGTGCTACTGCCTAGAGGAACATCAGAAAATACTAAAGATGCAGGATTTATCTTATTGCCAGTGTCAACATAATACATCTGTCCGGCGATATTCCTCTGCAATCTAAATCTATCCCAGAATTTTCCTATGAATTCTGCTCCGTTTAAGATAGACATCAATACCATTACAGAGAACGGATATTCGCTAGAGCGTCTCCATGCTGTTTCAACTGGGGCTTGATCACCGAAAGAAAATGGTCCTTGGGCATTCACGAGAGAAAAGCTCTGCACTAGGTTGCTATCTAATGGACTCAGTAAGTTCCCTGAGTCGTCGACCGGTATATACTTAGATAGACCAGATCTAGCATATCTAGAATCAAACCTAACATTTCCTGGCTCGTTTATCAAACCTTTTTCGATAGCGTCCCACATTATCTTGTTTTCGCTAGTATATGGTGCTGTACCGTATATGTTATCCCACCATTTTGGTTTTATCTTAAAACCCTGCATCTCCCAAGGGCAAGTATGTGGTCTATCGGTATCATAGAAATAATTGTATATACCTCTCCAATATCCATATAGATTTTCTGTGCTGTTAGGGGCTGGAGAATTACTATAGTTGTAGGTAAATGATTGGTCTTCAACATAATAATTGTTTGCATTAAAATCATTATTCAGAGATAGATTCCATCTTAGGAAATCTATTGAAAGTATGTTGTTTATCTCTGCTCTCGTAAAATCATTTCGCCTGTAATAACCCCCTACAACATCATCTATATTAAAGATAGTAGGGTCGTAGTCGATCCTAATAGAATTAAAGATCCTCATTTCCATCTCGAGGATTAAATCATCTCTAAAATCACCATAAGATTTTATTATGCTACCATCGTGTCCCTGTATGATTTCAGTTGGAGTCACATAGGTATCATCAATATATTTCCTAGGCACATAACTAGGATATAATCCCAGCTTAGTAGGTGTAAATGGGATGAAACAACCGTCAGTGCTAGCATAATCTCTTATTACGATAGTATCACCAACTGCCAATGATCTCGTTACATTTACAAACGCATTCTCTGTACTGAACGTGAAATCTATCCCGTAGGTTAGCTGCTGATCATTTAGATATATTAGGACAGCTCTCTTTGTCTGAGATTTTGGATTAAAAATACTGTCAATAACAAAAGAAGGCAACCTAGGATCTACTACAGTATATGTCCTAACACTAGCAGGTCCGTATGGAGCCATATCAGAAAAATAAAAAGAATCTGTGTTTATGTGCTTGGCGTTTGAATACCTTAGTAGTATAGAATCTACTATCTCTGCTATAGATCCATCATATGCTGTCTGTTCTGCTATCTGTAAGAATTCTTTCTTGAATACTGAGTACCTTCCGGAATTCCATCTTAGGGCCTTTACTATGTTAGCATGTTGATCTACTAACAAGAATGCAGACAAGCTCATAGGTCCTGCATGTTGTAGGAACTTTCTACCATATGAAGAAATGTCACCTATGTTTGATAGATTGCCATTTCCTGGAAAATTACCTGCAAAATTTGGAACGTTTTCGATTATGCTACCAACATGATCTGTTACTTCACCTAATGTAAAATAAGAGAGCAACTGATTTGTGGAATTATTCTGCCAATTCAATGGTATCTCGTAATAACCTCTAGCATTCTTGTTTGCTTTAGATTTTACCTTATAGACTACCTTATCATCAACTGCTAACATAGTACCAAAAGTTATATATGTTACTCCGTTTATTATGCTAGGCGATATATCTGTCCTCTTTACGTTGTTTACATACACCCTAACAGTTAGGTCATTTATCGAACCGCTATTATCAAATACGTCAATAGGAACAGTATAAGTCGGAGCAGTTATGCGTAGTATACGTGCTACGTTCTGTTCAAGTTTCTTGTTAGTCTGCGTCCAACCATTGCTGTAATAGAAACTACCATCAGTATTGGTTATCCTAACAAACCCAGAGAAAGAGTTTACTGTTGATAAAGTAGTTCCTGTCTGATATGTCCAATTCTTGTCATGCAGATCAAACTCAAGCTGTATATCACCAACATTATCAATATTTGCATAAGATAAGGAGAATCCTAGTTCTGTGTCAACGGTACCGGAACCTATCTTATATCCAAATATCCTATTACCTGCAAAAGAACTTTTTGGATATTGTATAGGATCACTGAAACTAATTCCTTCCTCATCATAGAGATCAAATAGAGGTGCTTGATTTACTGATGATTTCTTTTGAGAGATCGACCAAACACTACCAGTGTAATGATAAGATGATCCTGCACTGTTGCCTTTTGTGACATACACATTTTCTCCTTCGTTAGGTGCAGCGTCATCTGCTTCTTGTAAGGTTATCTGTGTCTTGTTTTCATTAGCATTGAATATAAAATTTACTGTGAATACTTTTCCGTAAACCATAGTATCAGTATCAGCTAGAAATAGAACTCGGTAACCAGAAAGCAGGGATTCTTCATCAACTACATAACCGATCGATCCTTCTATCATAGAGAAAGCATCTGTAGTAAAAGTATCGACTAGATCTATGTCTTTCTTGTAATTCCAACCATGATTGAATAATTTTAGATCCGGATCAAATTCGATAATTGGTCGTGTTGCTCTAGCTGTTTGATCTGGAGATGCTATCTGGTTATTGGCTGTAGCTGTTAGTTCTAGCACATTTAGATGGAACCACCTGTTGGTCCTAGACCAACTATTGAGGTCGTTTGAGGACCTATTGATCGTTAGATAATCTTTCTGTCCTGGATAGCTGCTAGCAGACTCCCAAGGAAGAGAATCAAAAGGTTGTTCATCAAACGGAACGTCTAATGCTGTTCCATATATAGCTGGAGATTCTATATCCAGGACGCTAACCAAACGTATCTTCCTACCAACACCTTCTACATACCACGATGTTCCTACATATTTTGAAGGAGTCACTTGACCTATAAACTGTACTTTGAGGCCATTTATAAAAGATATTCCGCTGCTGCTGGTATAATTTTTCTTACCAATTATTTCAGATTCAACATCTAGGACAGAATCAGCTGTTATATCTTTTATATCAATCATACCATAAGAATTTGGGTCGTTCTGATCTATATAATAGAGGAGATTAGGGGCATCTGACGAAACAGTAAATGTCATAAGTCCGGCTGTTACGCCCTGAGAACTAACTCCAATATTGTAGAAATCACCTGCTCCTACCGTAGGCAGTGTCTTGATAGCCAGAGATTTATTTGGTGTGCTGATATTGAAATTATATGTTATTCCTCTATAGAGTGTTAGTCTAGGATTCGCTGTTAGCCCGTCAGGACTAAAGATGTAGGCTACATGATCACCTTCATTCTGTTCAGTGACAGAAAAAGTCGACACAGTTGACTCTAGATGTCCATAGATTGTTATGGGGTCAGGACCTGTTGGTAACCAATAATATTCTCTGAAATTTACTATCTTGTCCCAATCTATGTGTGGGTTCCAAGCGTATGCTTCTGCTTTGTTTAACTTGCTATGATTAGCAACTGGTGCTCCAAAATATCTTAAACTATTGATGTAATCAATATAGTCAGCATACCATTCAACATTTTGGCTCTTAGGGTCTTGATAGACAAATGACGGTTCTAGCTGATAATATTGCCTAGGAGTAGACGTCTCTTGTAGATAATTATCGTCAAAAGAATAGTTTGGTATATCCTGCCTACCTACATAGGCATTTATCCTACCTAGCTTTCCGGGCTGTGTTAGCGGATCTAGGGTTCCTCCTAAAAACTTCTGATTAGCAGTTGTCCTGAAAAATTTAGGCAGATGGCGAGCTGTCTGCCTCTTGCTCTGGTCTTCTAATCCTAATGGAAGTGGAAATTCATTTTGAGTATTGTTTGCCATTTACCTATCCATCTCGTGTTACGAACTCTGTATATTACTTGAAATTATGTCTTGTACCGAACTTGTCACTATATTTCCTTGTGCATTTATTTGCGCAGCTGTAACAGCCTGTATTATCTGTATGTCAGCAGTAGTAGCCCCACTTACAAATATCTCGTTAGGTGACGATGTTATCTGTTGAAGGCTACCAAATACTTGGTTAGAGCTAGATGGAACTATCAAGAAGGTGGTTATATATGGTGATAGTTTTGACATCACATATGCAGATAGCTCTGAGAAATAAAACGTATCTCCGAAATTAAAATTTTCTATAGAGAAAAATTCGTTTATAGCCTGAACTATCCTCGTTTTTACTTCGTTGTCTGTTATCACCTGTTCAGTATTCTTTATTACCTTAAAAGATGCCTGCAACCTAACATCAGCTTTGCTACCGAACAATACCTTGTACCTAACAGGATGATATATGACATCATCGCTTATGCTTTTTATGTTATCTAACGCAGACCCATATGTAAGCATGAGAGAAGTGCTGCTGAGTGGTAGTGGTTCTGTGTCTATATCACCATTCAAATACTGGCGGTAAGCTGTATCATAAGCATTTGTCAGTATATAAATGTCTATTATATTGCTAGCACTAGGATCTATCCTGATAGTTGAATCTGCGTTATGCAGGTAATGGAAATAGAGATCACTCCTGCCAACTGCGGCATAATAATCATTTGTGATAGTAAGTGTGCTCGAAGCAGCGTTATAGACTTTTACTATGTTTGGAACATAAAAATAGAACAGTTGTCCATCAGTAAATGATGATAGACTAATGATACTCTGTTCCGAATCATATATCAAGAACATGTTGTTATCATTAGAAACATACCTAAAATCATCAGTGTAACTATCTGTTATATACTTTTCAAAGAATATATAACGATCTAAATTAGAGGGATTAGATGGATCAATCGATATTATATTAAATGCATCTGGATTATCGGCTATATCGTCGTCGTTAGAATCATTAAATGTTATCTTTACCGTCTTTGTGCTAGCATAACCGTCTTGTCCTAGTACAGTATCTATTATCTTCCATTTATAATCAACACCAAATCCTGTCGCAGTTCCAGGTAATGTGTTAAATTTCAATACAGATATGTTGTCTTTCTGTATACTGCTAGTAGTAGAATCGTATATCTTGCGTGTACCATCAAAATAGAACCTATTTTCTGCTACAGATTCAAAATAATATTCTAAACCCCCATAACTGACTGTATATGTGCTTCCGTCTGTTTCAAAAGCTATAAGCCAGCTGCTGTCTAATTTCTGGCCGCTGTTATCACCAGAGTTTGCTAGGCTCCACGGCGATATGAAATTTAGATTGCGATTCTGTACTATTTGCCAAGTTCTTGTGTTCATATCATAACGCAATCCAAAAGTCTGATAATTGAAAATCAGCTCTACCATCGATGACTGTAGATCTGATGATAGGTAAGTTATGAATTTTGGTATCACACGGCTGACTATTGCTCCGGCAGGTATGTTATATCCTACAGTGATGGGACCAACTCCAGTTGACAGTAGGCCTGACCCACTTGCTGTTCCGTCACCTACCACTGATATTACTTTAGTCCACAAACGATCAGTGGTTGTAGCTGTAGGAACCGTTGTGATCTTTCCCGCTGCTGTAAAATACTTGTTTGCTGGCGGAGTAAACTTTACTAGGGCACCAGGTTCGATATATTTTAGATTACTTCCAGTATATGTTCCTACAGCAAACGGTGTGTTATCTGAACTATTTGCTATGTAGCCAGTAGTCTGATTATACCCGCTAGTACCTATAGCAAAAGTTGGATTTAGATCTGTAAACAATATGTTATTGTATTTTTCGTAGTAGAAATCTCTAGTGCTGTTTAAAGCTATCACAGGTTCTATTTGGTTTATTATTATCTCAGATATGTCGGTTCTAGTATTAAAAGAAAAATTAAATTGTTCTAAAACTTCTTCTCTGTATATTATACCATCGGTGCAGAATGCGCTAGTTGAACTATAGTTGCCGCTAGCATCTATCAGATCAAAATTCTTGCTGATCCCGCTGGATATACGATTGACACTTTTTACCTTTGCTATACTCTGGCTTACATTCAAAGGAGCAAGGTTATAATCTTCACCGGTTATCATCCTATTTTGTGTATAGTAGGTTGCAGGAGCATTTATTTTTATCTCATCGTTTGTTTCAGGTGCTGATGCGTTTGACACTGAGGCATTTAAGCTCATTACCATCCGCAGCGTCTGAGACGATCCTGTCCTAGAGATATAAGGAATGCTGACTACTATGTTCCTCATGTCTTTGGAATTTATCGTGTAGGTCTTAGCATTTGATGTCCTGTAATAACAACGGAAACTGCCTTTTGGTAAGTTAGCGAATATTCCATCACCAAAAACCAGTGATACAGAATCATTAGCTAGTGTCTGTACTCCGTATATGTTCCTAAGTGTCTTGTCAAGGCTGTTATAAATCACACTATTACCAACTACCGAAGGAACCTGCGTCCATAACGTGCTTTCTGCACCTGTACTATCTAGAGAATATAACCAAACGTCATCATTATTGATGTTAGTATCGTTTATATTGACTATTTGATTAGTAACCGGGCTAGATATGGTAAAATTATTTTGGTTAGTGGTACCTTGTCTAAAGTGCATAAACCAACCAGTATTATTACTAGCATATCCCTGCAGATCATCTAGGTATAACAATGATACATTATTTTTCTGTTTTGGAGTATCTTCTATTATATTACCGTTTAAAATGGCAGTGCTAACAGCTTCAAATGCATAAGAAGAACCATCGATAGTCTTGGAAAAAGGAAATACAGGAACTGTAGGTATGTTGCTGTTGAGTGTATACTGTTCAGAATATATTCCGTTTACTGTATCACTAGCTTTTGGATTTCCAAATTCTAGCTCAGAAACTAATGCTGCATTCATTACCTTTGTGAATTGGTCAAACCAATTGCTGTTAGTATTGTCGTTCCACAAAATTTCTATGTTGGATAGATTCCTTCCGGTAGCATCTATCACTTCTTCAGTAGTTGATATAGATTCAATCTTCAACAAACCACTAGCACAGACATTCCTTTTGGCGTTATAACTCAGAAGCTGTGCTAGACGTAGTATGCTTTCTCTACGTTCTGCCAGTTCTAGGAAGTTTTCTCGTGCGTTTAGGTCGATGCGGAAGGCAAGGCTTTGTCCAAGGAATGCGATGAGATCTATAAGTGCAAGGTATTCACTTGATTCAATGTAATCGTTGAAATCTTCAGGAAAGTTTTCCCTGATATACCCGATCATCACCCGGCGTATGTTCTCAAAATCGTAGCTGGTAAAATCCGCATTCGTGAAGGTTTGGTATATGGTTTTCCAATCTTCTGCTAAAAATAGATTATTCTGTCGTGTTGTTACTGACATTTATGGCTGCCCTGTTTAGTTTATTTATTTTAGGAAAATAACTGGGTGTTTAATTAAACGAAGTTATTTGTTTGATCAAACGTGAACTGCATAGTTTCTTGTATATTGTAGGGTAGATAGAGCATGGTCATCTCTATCTGCAATCCCTGTTCAACTTGTGTCACTACAGTTTTGATCATCTTTGTCCTGGGATCGGAATTTACGATCGTAGTAACATCATTTACTATCAGTTCCCTAGCCTGTGCAGTTAGCGGTTCAAATAACATGTCCCACACGATTGTTCCAAATTCTGGATTTTCTAGTTTCTCGCCCTTGCGTATGTGGAAATTGTTGATCAGGTCTTGTTTGATAAGCTCCAGGTCATACAAAGCTACACTTTTTGTGCTTTCATTTACCGTACTGAATCCCTTATACGAACCGCTAGTAAATGCCTTTACAGCTGGTGTATTGCTTTTGGGTCCTATGCGGAGATTGTCATAACCTTGTGTTGCCATCTTGTTTACCTAAACATACTTATCAGATCATGCCACCGGAGTTGGCTGTGCTCCACCTTTCTTGAGGATAGCTTCTATTATATCAGCCGATCTGTTTCCGTATGCTTGTATGCTAGCCGGAGTTACTGGTCCACTGCCACCGGATCTCCAAGGGGCATTATTTTGCCATAAGCTAGAATTAACTGGGCCGAGGACTGTATTTGGATCTGATTTTTTTAGGTCTCCCGGACGTGCGACCATCTGATATAATTTTCCTGCTGTCATTGGCAGAGGTATGCTCATGGTCTTTATCCAATAATCCCAATATTTTTCTGCCCATCCCATGTATTCTGCCCTGCTCATCCTCTTGAGCATGCTAGTAGTGATCTGCGTGCCGTAATACTTAGACATAGTCACACAAGCATCATCACCTATCTGTATCAGCCCAGTATAACCAAACTTGTTTTGTATCGCCGGGCTCATAGATGAGCCAGATTCAGCATAGCAACAGCCTAGTATATCTTTGAGTTGGCATTGGTACTTGCCAGCAAGATCTTGGCATTTAGCCAGGAATTCTTTATCTTCTAACCACTTGCTCGGTATCTTTGCTATCTGTGCATCACTGAGAGGTGGCGCTACTGCATCATTTGGATCCGAAGTAGAGTTGCCTTTGTCGACTACAAACTTATTCTTCCTGTTTCCTGACTGTGGATTTCCTGCACCTGTGCTCACTCCAGATCCTGGATCTGGAGCTGTTCCACCATCTTGTTGAGGAATCTGAGCGGCGTCCGAAGTAGACCGTATGCTGGCCTTATTACCATCTTTGGTATAAGGCATATCAGGCTGTTCTCTATCTGTCAGATCAGAAGTAAATCCCGATGGATTTGTATTTTCATGGTGTGGCCAAGGTTCTGCAGTAGGAGCTCGCTTGGTCAGAACTGATCCAATTCCAGGCAATGGATAAAGAACTAAATCCTGTACCGATGACAGATTCGAAGTAACCGCAACTGCTTCTACTGCTTGGAGTGCTGTAGAAGCGCCGCCGGGGGTTGTTGGGGCTGTTCCACCGTTTAGATATATCGACGTACCTTGTGCTGCTATGACTCCTCCGGCACCTAGGCTTAGCTGTCCTCCGGCACCTATCATCATAGGACCGCCTGATTTTATGTTAGTATCAGCACCTGATTCAAAATACGTTGAGGCGAAAGATTTTATATTGTTACTTGCTGCCGTGTAGAAACCTACGCCGCCTGCTAGTAGATGGAGGTCGCCTCCAGTTGATAACAATGCTTTAGCGTCGCCCTTCATTTCTAGGTTCGCATGACCTGTAATATGTAAATTACCGCCAGATAGCACATCTATCAGATGTGCGCCTGTTACTCTGACCTGATCTGCATGAATGTCAGCTGAATTAGCACCACTCATATCGAGTGCTGCTCCGAATTTGAGAGTACCGTTTACTGCTGCCTCAACATGGAAAGAAACTCCAGATTTGATATTAGTGTTATCTAAAGATTGTAGATTTATCCTAGTTTCAGCGTAGAGATTTATGCTGCGGCCTGCATGCAGATTTACATCTCTGTCTGCTACGAAATTAAAGTCTGCTTCCGTGCGTATGCTAACACTGTCACTGGCATAGATATCAATCTTTCCTTGGCTAGTCAGTTCTATCCAAGCAGTTCCGTTAGCATTGCCTATATAGATGAGGTCCTCGCTATTGTGCAATAATATCTGATGCCCTGTACGTGTCCTTATACGGAAACTCTCATCTTTGGGGTAGTTTATCAATCCACTAGTATCGCCACTTTCAACATCTGCATAATCCGGTGGGCCTTCATCGGGCTTATATTTCCTCAGGAAATTTTCATTACCATCATCCATGACTAAGGTATGTCCACCTAGCCTGCTGACAAACTTCGTTATCTGATTATCGTATTTTCCTACCTTACCTTTTTTAGCTTTGTTCCTCTTGTCTAAAGGACCAGGTGTGCTTATACCATACACATTACTAGGTGATTCCCTGCGGGCACTACTAGTATGGGTGCCTCGTACTGTATCTCCTTGTAATCCCTGTCTAAGAAGTACATCTGCCATAGGATGTACAGGTTTCTTATTATCATCTATACTCGGATTAGCTGTTGACTTTCCTTCTCTTATAGATACCCTGTTTATCTCTCCTACAGGAAGGAAATCAACACCGTACTTGTCCGATATGGTTTTAGTCTCGTCCTTCCATTCTTTGTCATCACTATCTTTGACTTGCGATTGCACGCTTTTGCTAGCAGCTATACCTGGTATCATGTGGTTTGTATAAGCATCTTGCACACAACCTATCCAAAAACCCTGTCCAGGATTTCCTTCAGCAAATATTACTAAAACTAAAGACCCCGGATCAGGAGGTACGAACCAAAAACCATAACTTTTTTGGGTCTCATTAAAATCATTCGGGTCATTGCCATTTAGCGTTACATCTGTCGCGCCGTAGAATGGACTTAGATATCTAACGGCGAATATCTCTTGGTTAGCAGATTTATTGTCTACTGACTGGTTACCTATGCTCCTCAATAACTGTACTTCAAGCGAGCCCTGTTTCATAGGATCAATATTGTTTACTATTTTGGCCACGTATGGTCCAGAATTTAGTAAAGTATTAGTAGCATCAATGCTATTACTAGATCGCTTATCATCAATAGGCATCTAAAATCATCCTTGTCCAAATACCGTGTTCGCTTGAGAAGATCCAGAAACTTGCGAACGCATACGTATTCCTTTGATTACCTGTGTAAACTTGTTGTGATTAAACCTTGATTCAATATTGATAACCTGATACAATCCGCTGTATTGATCTATCTGTATCACAAACTTATATAATCCTGTAACAGGATCAAGATCTACTGGCGTCCTGAAATTTATTATTATATGCACTTCTCCGCTCTGGTAATTTATCGAGCCGTTAGATAACAGATTAGGCGATTCGGGCGCGAACAGCTAATTACCCATAGCACCGCTAGGTATGAAATAGGGATCTCCCATTATCGTCATTTCTATGTTTACCATATCCGCTGGATTTTCTAAAAGAGTTTGATAGGTTTTAACTTGGGCATTTGCAGGTAGATCAGCTCCTCCACCACCTGCTGCACGATATTGTGTTCCAGATTGTGATTGCGGTTGGCTAGCTGCGATAAATCCACCAACTCCCTGATTTAAAATCGCACCTGTTTCATTTGCTATAGTAATCTTTGGAGCAACCTGTCCTGCAGATAATCCTCCTTGGTTTGGATTTGATTGACCCGTTTGGCTTCCTAGATCCGCAGGTAGAGAAGTAAAGAATGCCAGGTTAAAACCTAAATCAACAGATAACACTTCTGTATTTTGCCCGGTATATAGATAATTATACATCCTAGTAACTGTCTCAGTTATCTGAGGATATCCTGGGGGGATCCCCCCTGGTGGTAACAATCTACTCATATGCACCTGATATGGTATTATACGATATATTGCCTTCCTACTCTGCCTACCTAACTGCGCACTTTCAGGACCATCGATTACTTGTGTTTCAATCCTAAACCAATTTATCATACCTCTAGGATCTTTTACAACATCAGCATTTGTGAGTTGATTCACTATATAATCACTTCTCAATATTACTTCTGTGATAACATCCTGTATCTTTACGTTTTGTCTAAAATTAAAAGTGACATTAGTCTTATCAACGCTCTTTACTATGTCCTGTTTATAGATCTGTTTGCTAACGTCAAACACAGAATCGTGGCTAGGAAACGACGGTATACCGCTAGTATCTAAGTTAGTAAAAATTTTTGATTGCGATATAGCATTACCACCGTTTGACGTGTCTGTTAAACTACTAGGAAAGTGTATATCAATATCGTCAGTTATTGCAGTTTCTATATCTTTAATGTCTATCTGATATTTTTTCTTCATAGCAGTGAGCAGGTTATTCTCTCCACCAGTGAGCATAGTTTTAACATCTGACCCACTTAGTTTTAGATCTGAAGGCACTGTTGTATATTGATCTCTAACTACTACCTCGTTAGCAGGAATAGCTTCGCAATCGTAAGTGCAGCCTGCAGAAGTTACCTTCATTTGAGCTTTTAGAATCGTTATCGGTAGGTATCTCGCTATCCTATTTGGTGCAAAATTATCGTCAGCTCCATATCCGTAAAACTCAATAACGAGTATGTATGGAGCTTGTTGGAAATTTGTCGTGTAGCCAGATGCTGCTGCACCCTGTTGCATAGCTATAAGGAATAGTCCCATGCTATAAGGTTCAGTTATCCTAAATGTAATCTTTGTAGCTGTAGTACTACCTGTGCGTTCATTCATTGCAGCGATGCTAGTAATCACCACATCATCAATAAAATAATCATAAGATCCAAAACTTGTTCGTACCCGTTTTGATCCATTATTACCCCAATCACCTTTAGATGATGCTAATATGTTTGTAAGAGATGCTGTATTAAAATTTCCAGAATTTTGTTGGCTCTTTGTTAGGCATGCTAAGGTAAAGATACAGTCATAGCTTTTAAAATCATTTAATGGATTAGTGCCAAGGGCAGGCATATTTGCCAAAGACGTAGTACTATTTGGATCCACAGCACTGGTATATTTAGAAGTATTAGTTACTGTATTATTATTGTTTGTACCCTGTAGGGGAGACTGGGAAACGTTGTCGCCACTACTGTTTATAGCTACTGTGTATGCACCTGTCATCCACCTAGTCCTAAATATGAGAGCAATGCTGTTTTCTTTGGCAACTGTATAGTTATACCAGCCCTAAAATCATAGATTGGATCAAATAATATATCAACATTGCGCTGTGTAAAAACCCACCATAGATGAGGATTACCGTATATGTCATATGCTAATAAATCTGGCCTATAGTTATACTGTGGTTGTATAACATATTGGAAATCATCAGAAGCTGCTGGAATTGGCCTGGGTTGCCATACCTCAAGATATAATTGATTCTGGGTGGTAGAGTACCAAGGACTAGACGGAGAATATTTCGCCATTAGATAAATCCTTTTCCATCTGGTCCCACTACTAGCTGGCCTTTAGCGAATGCATCTAGATTAAAAGATTTTATCTGTGTCCTGCTGTAGACCGGTAATAACGTTACCGTAACATCTGATAAGGTAGGAACATAACTTAGATTAGATCCATCAGTACTGCCTTCTCCTATGTATGCTGCAATATAATCAACATCTTTAGACATCGTTATGTTAAACTGTTTTACAACGACAGAGACATTATTGTATACAAAATCACCATATCCATTCAAAGTACATATAGGTGGTGGATTTCCTAGATTAGGGCCTTGACCAAAATACATCTTAGTAACTGTCCTCAAGAAATGCATCATCGATAACCAGTATGTTGCTTCTCCTTGATCTTGTACTGTAAACTGTCCTGCTATCTGTATTTCATCTACCTGGCTGTTTTTATAAGCATAAAACGGATAGTTAGTATGGGCAGTATCAATATTTTGATAGTTAGCGGTGCTGCTCATAGTGATTGTAGGAGTATATGGAAAGATCATACCGGATGTAGTAGCAAGAGGTTGGAATATCTGGCTCTCATAAATGAGCGGACATGATATCCTAACACGCCAATCCATTTCTTGCGGGCTAGTCGAAAATTGTGCAGATGCCGGAGAGTAGTCATAGTAAGATTCCGCACCAGAAGGTATGCCTTGAGAACGGTAACTACTGATAAGTAAATTTGGATTCGTGCCGACTGCGGCATTTAGGAAAGCAGATATGCCAGTACCTAACACATTAGCTGAAGCATTGAAAACATCACCCGCTGTTTGGGTTATAGTTCCGACAACATCGCTAACAGCATCGCCTACGCCACCAAAAAAATCATCTGACATGCGGTAACTCCTTGCAGATATTTATTGCAAAAATTATCTACGTATATTATAATCATAGTTTGGAGAAATAAAATAAATGGCTAAAGTAAACTATCTAAACAATAAAGATTTATTAGAAGAGATTGCTAAGAGCAAGAACAGCTATTGTAGTTTCGTAGATTCTACTTATAGTGAATACGATATCATACTGCCCAGCATTGAGAAGATAAACATACGCACTATCGCTGATGCTAAGAAAGCCCGTGCTAAGAAGCTGACCTCGAGAGAATTTGAGAGACGAAAAATAAATGGAGACAAGAAAGTCAAACTAGGCGATTGTGAGATTGATTACAAGAAGATAGAGAAAAGCGATGTTATATTCCGCATCATGACCTTTGACCATATACCTCTAGCTCCAGGTAGGAAGAAGAAGACAAAGACTGTAGCAGATGCACATGACAAAGTGAATTTTCCCCCATTCCAGCATTGGAAGTTTGATGAAAACGGTAACTTATTATGCGTAGGAAAAAGCCACTGGATAGGAGGCATGGAGAACGGATACTACAAAAAAGACCACGGTCAGTTTACTCCAAAACTAGCACGTATGTTTATGAAACTATGCGAACGCTATGCTACCCGAGGCAATGTACGAGGTTATACATACAATGACGAAATGCGTGGTCAAGCGATACTACAGCTTACACAGATTGGATTGCAGTTCGATGAAAGCAAGTCTAACAATCCTTTTGCCTACTACACTGCTGCTGTCACTAATAGTTTTGTGCGTGTGATCAATATAGAAAAACGCAATCAAAACATCAGAGACGATATCTTAGAAATGAACAACCTCAATCCTAGCTATACCCGACAGGGTAATCATGAATGGCAACTAGCGAAAGATCGAAACAATATCTCTAAAGATACCGATTAAAGACCATTGACGTATTCGAGATTCTCTGTTATATTTAGAATAGAGGTTATGCATGGAATTTTTTAAAAAAGCTGCTGTCTTTACAGATCTTCACCTTGGATTAAAATCAAATAGCAAGACACACAACGACGATTGCTTAGAGTTTATCGATTGGTTTATCGATAACGGAAAGGCACAGGGTTGTGAGACTGCTATCTTCTGTGGTGATTGGAACCATAATAGAAACAGTATCAACATCACGACTATGAATGCAGGTTTAGAAGGTCTAGAGAAATTAGGGGCTGCATTTGAACGTACTATTTTCTTCCCCGGAAATCACGATCTCTATTACAAAGATAGACGTGATATGAATTCCGTTGCGTTTGGAAAGCACGTTCCCGGAATAACCATGATTACTGAACCTGTCGTAATAGATGAGGTCGCATTTATACCTTGGCTAGTCGGAGACGAATGGCGTAAGATTAGCAAGCTAAAAAGCCGATATATGTTTGGACATTTTGAATTGCCTATGTTCATGATGAATGCGATGGTACAGATGCCAGACCACGGTGAGATGAAAGCTGACGATCTCGCTAATAATGAATACGTGTTTACTGGGCATTTCCACAAACGACAGTCTAAAGGAAATATACACTATATCGGAAATGCATTTCCGCATAATTTTGCTGATGCCTGGGACGACGAACGCGGCATGATGATATTAGAGTGGGGAGGAAAACCACAATATTTAGATTGGCCTAACATGCCAAAATATAGGACAGTAAAACTAAGCCAACTGATCGACAGCATGGACACTATCTGCAAATCAAAGATGCATCTGCGTGTCAATCTAGACATAGATATCAGTTTTGAAGAAGCTAATTTTATCAAAGAAACAGTCATGGGTAGCTATGACATCAGAGAATGCACACTGATCCCAGAAAAACGTAATCTAAGCGATATCACTAGCGATGTAGAGATAACAAAATTTGAAAGTGTTGATCAGATAGTAACAAATCAGATTATCAATATCGAAAGTGATGCGTTTGATTCTAAGACACTGTTGGAGATCTATAACAGCCTATGATACGTATCAAGAATCTAACCGTAAAAAACTTTATGAGCATCGGAAATCAAACGCAAGCTGTTGATTTCGAGAAAGAACACCTAACACTAGTATTAGGTGAGAACATAGACATGGGAGGCGATGATAGTGGTAGCCGCAACGGTACAGGTAAAACCACCATCATAAATGCTCTCAGCTATAGTCTGTTTGGTCAAGCACTCACTAATATTAGGAAAGATAATCTGATAAACAACATCAACCAGAAAAACATGTTGGTCACTGTCAATTTTGAGAAAAATGGTATCGAATATAAGATAGAGCGCGGCCGTAAACCAAATATTTTAAAGTTTTATATCAATAATCAAGAACAAGAAACAGGAGATCTAGACGAGAGCCAAGGCGATAGCAGGAAAACCCAAGAAGCTATCTATGATCTCATAGGCATGAGCCATACTATGTTCAAACATATAGTTGCTCTGAATACATATACAGAACCTTTCCTCAGCCTAAAGGCAAATGATCAACGTGAAGTGATTGAGCAGCTTCTAGGTATCACATTACTAAGTGAAAAAGCAGATCTACTGAAGGAACAGGTAAAGGCGACAAAAGATCTGATAACACAGGAGAATGCAAACATTGAAGCGACAAAATCAAGTAATGAGCGTATCAAAGCCACGATTGATTCTCTCCACATTAAAAAAAGAGCTTGGCATAACAGGCAAGAAGAAGAGATTAAAAGTATCGAAACCGCTATTCGTCATCTCCAAGATGTGGATATCGGATCCGAGATTGAGGCTCATGCTGCTCTCAAAATCTGGATCACAAAGAATGATAATATTAGAGCTGTTCATAGGGAGAAAATTTCCATTGAAAGCAGCATCGCGCAGGCAGAGAAGACGCTAGATAGATTCGTCAAGCAGCTAAAAGATATTGAGTCACATTCGTGTCATGCCTGCGGCCAACCATTGCACGAAGAGAAACAGAAAGAGATGCTTGTCAAGGCTAAAAAAGACATCGACGATAGCAGTGCATTTGTAACAGAACTAAACAACAAGCTATCAGAAGCAACAGCAGCATTAGCTGAGCTCGGTGAACTTGATCCTAAACCTTCTACCTTTTACGAAAAAATAGAAGATGCTTATGAACACAAAAGCAACCTAGATAATTTAATACATCAATACAATACAAAGAAGTTAGAGAACGATCCTTTCCAAGAACAGATCGACGAACTCGAAAACACAGCATTGCAAGAAATAGATTGGACTAAGGTAAACGATCTTACTAAGTTCAAAGATCACCAAGAGTTCTTGCTCAAATTGCTAACCAACAAAGACAGCTTCATACGCAAGAAGATCATAGATCAAAATCTCAGCTATCTAAACCAGAGGCTGACCTACTATCTTGATAAGACAGGATTACCTCATCAGGTAACATTCCAAAACGATCTACAGGTCGAGATAACTCAGCTAGGACAGGATCTAGATTTGATAACTTATCTAGGGGTGAGAGGAATAGACTAATACTTTCGTTGAGCTGGGCATTCCGTGATATGTGGGAAAATCTATATCAGCCCATCAACCTGCTGTTCATAGACGAGCTAATAGACAGCGGCATGGACAGTGCTGGTGTAGAGAACAGCCTAGCTATATTGAAAAAGATGGCACGAGAAAGCAACAAGAATATCTATCTAATATCACACAAAGATGAGCTGATAGGTCGCGTGAATAACGTATTGCGTGTCATTAAAGAAAACGGGTTTACATCATATGCCAATTCTGTCGATATATATGAATGATGTAGGTATATATGAGTAATCGGATACGATTTGAAACCGATGACCTAAACGAACAGTTGGTGCTTGAGATGATAAAATATTTCAAGGCAAATGAGCGTTGGGAAAAAGGTGATGCAGATCGACCAGGAGTTGATGCACGCAATGCATTAGCTATGATAAGGATAATCGCTCGTAAGAAGCGTATGGAAATACAGAGGCAGAGAGCAGAAAGAAAAAAACGCCTACGTGAACAACGGAAACCAAAAAAACAAGTGGACGTACCAAGGAGTTGACGTAGAAGTTCTCCCAGATGATTGTGTGGGATTTGTTTATCTAATCACTAATACTACTACAGGCAGGAAATATATAGGCAAGAAATTAGCTAAGTTTAGCAAGACATCATACAAAGTAGTAAAATTAAAGAACGGTACTAAGAAAAAAAAGAAAATACGCAGCAAGATTGACAGCGATTGGCAAGACTACTACGGTTCTAATGATATGTTAAACGAGGATGTTAAAAAATTAGGCTCAGAAAAATTCACGAGAGAAATTTTAAGATATTGTAAAAGCAAAACTGAATTGTCATATTATGAATCAAAATATCAATTTGATTGTGATGTGTTGTTAGATGAAAGTATATGGTATAACGGATGGATTTCTGTAAAAGTAAGAAGATTCAAACTGTAATAAATATTAGTACGGATCGCGATGCGCCAACATCCATCCGTTCTAACAGTTATGAAGGAACTATCAGCATGCCTATTTACCTCTATGTGAAAACACACAACAAGACTGGGTTAAAATATCTCGGCAAGACTATCTCTAATGATCCGCATTTATATCAAGGTTCAGGAACTGTATGGAAACGTCATATTAAAAAACACGGTTATGATGTAACAACTGAAATTTTACTTGAAACAAATGATCAAAAAGAACTTAAAGAAGTTGGAATATATTATTCAACTTTATGGAATATTGTAGAATCTAAAGATTTTGCTAACATAGTTCCTGAAATGGGAGATGGTGGTGCTATGCTGTGGACCATTGAAAGTAGACAAAAAGTATCAAAAGCACTCAAAGGCAAAAAACATACCGAAGAAACTAAAAAGAAATATGCGCAGGCACAGAAAAAACAAGCACAACATTTAAGTAAAAAAACAAAAGAATATCTATCAATTCCAGAAAATTACGAAAAAAGATGTAAACAATTATCATCAATTTGGGATAATCCAATGCATCGAGAAAATATGTCTAAAAAGATGTCTTCTCTAAAATGGTGCAATGATGGAATTAAAAATTACAGAAAATCTGTTGTTCCAGAAGGAATGACGTTAGGTAAATTAAAAAAATAAACTCGCACATATATTAGGCAAAAAATAGGCTATAGGCTCTGTTTGATCGAGGCGGCTCGATCCCCGTTGAGGGCGCAGTTTCCTGCGTTCAGAAGCTCGGGTGCCACAGACAAAAGCTAACTTCAGGCTTTAAAAGATGACGGCTCTGTGAAAAAGATCCAACCGTCATGGTAAGTATTTTCGCTAGAATGGGAATAACTGCCAACCGTAACTAATCGCGAAGCTGGTGTAGGGGGTTTAAGGGTTACCGCCTCCGTTCCGAAAGGAAATCACTTTATTCTAGTATGACCGAGCAGCTCAGATAATGCTCTATCATTCCATCGCCCGGAAACGGGCGAATTATGACTTCACAGTCTAGATAATATTAAAGAAGAAAGAAAAAGTAAT